TGTTCCTCAATGCCATCCAACTTAGCAAAGAGTAAATCAGTAAAGTCATTTGAAGAAAGTACCTTACCGTCTACCTTATCTACCTTCTTAGAATCTAAGGCTTGGTCAGCAGCAATTCTGTCTGCCTTCTCTTGAGCCAAAGCCTTATTGATAAGGGTATCTTGGTTAGCACGTTCTGTAGCTTCCTTATCGATATTATTCTGCAACTCGGTATCACCAGCTAAGCGGTCATTCTTTTCGGTAAGTATATTTTGGTTGATACCCGCCATATCATCTTTATGATTCTGAAGGTTGGTATCAATCTTTGCCTCAAGAGAAGTCTCTTTGGCAATTGCTCGGTCTTTCTCTGCATTAATAGCAGTAGTATTAGCATTTACCTTTGCTTTTAATTCATTCATAGCATCGGTATTACCTGCCTCTAGAGAATCAATACGAACTCCCAAAGCATTATCACCAGCAATACGGTTTTCCTTTTCTTGTTCAAGCTTAGTATTAAGGCTAGCTACCTCAGATTCCAAAGCCTGCTTAGCATTATCCAATTTAGCCGTAAACTCAGTACTCAGAGATTTATCGGCTGCAGTACGGTCTGCTACTTCTTTATCCAAATTTACCTGAAGAACTTGGTCTGCAGCTTTTCTTTCTACACTCTCAGTATTAAGGTCAATATTGAGAGTATCGATACGAGAACTCAAAGCACTATCAGCATTCGTACGGTCAACGATTTCTTCGTTAATCATATCCTTAACTTCCTTGTAGTTATCACCTACAGTCTTAGTTAAGTTTGTGATTGCCTCTGAATTTCTTTCTATATTATGTTGATTAGTAGCGATTGCCGTAGTATTGGCATTTACCTGCTCAGTAAGCTCATTACGCAAAGTATTGATAGACTCTTGCATACTCAAAGCCAAGTCTGAGATACGCTGGTTAACGTTAGCCAGACTTTGAGTATATGCTTCATCAGCAGTCTTTCTTTCGGCAATCTCCTTATCCAAGTTAGCCTGAATTACTGCATCGGCATCTTTACGGTCTTGGATTTCCTTATTAAGGTTATCTCTTACAACTCCGAGTGCAGCATCTCCAGTAGTAGACTTATTGTCTACGTATTCTTTCAGTTTAGTTTCAAGGGCAGTATCTGCATCCTTACGAGCTTGAACTTCAGCAGCTACTTCAGCACTGTTTGCCTCGTCTCCTGCAATACGGTCTTCGATTTCTTGGTTAACCTGTTCTGTAATTGCAGCCAACTTCTTAGTGATGGTAGTTGCAAAGTTGGGGTCATTTCCAAGGGCATCAGCAATTTCCTTAAGAGTATCAAGTACTTCAGGTGCTGAACCAATAATCTTTTGGATAGCCGCATTTACTTCCTCTTCAGTTTGGAAACCGGCATCATTTATAAGCTGAGAGAGATGGGTAATATAGTTTGCCTTTTCTTCTATGCCATCCAATTTAGCTTTGAGTATATCGGTAAAGTCGTTCTTAGTCAAAGAATAACCTTCACGTTTATCTACCTTCTTAGCATCAAGGTCTTTATCACCCTTTTCTCTAGCAGCAGCCTCGGCAGCAATAGCATTAAGCAATTGTTCTTTGTCTTCTACACCCTGCTCTTTTATATCCTCGATTTTGTGTTCGAGAACTAAATCCTGAGCAGCACGAGTAGTGGCCTCTGAATCTATATTGTTCTGTAATACCTGGTCTGCAGCAGTACGTGCTTGAGCTTCCTGGTCAATCTTACCTTGAAGAGCATTGTCTGCATTAATACGGTCTGTTACCTCTTTAGAGATTTCATTATGAAGAGCTTGGTCCTCAGAATGACGGTCTACCTTCTCTTGGTCAATTTTACCTTGAAGAGCTAAAGTATCAGCCTGACGATTAGTGATTTCTTCATTAATCTTAGAATCCAGTACGGTATCTGCATTGGTACGATTTGCAGTTTCTTCAGCAATCTTTGCCTCGAGTGCAGCCTTATCATTGATATGTAGAGTCTTAAGGTTATTTACACTTTCCTTAATCTCATTATCGGCAGCGATACGTTCATCTTTTTCCTTTTGAATAAGGTCCTTGAGTTCTTTCTCAAGTTCATCATTACCTTGATTTACCTTATCTTCAAGGTCTTTGATGTCTTCAGCATTCTTATCTACCTTCTTCTCAACTCGGTCGATTTCAGCTTTTAAGTCTGCCTTAACGGTATCAATCTTCTTATTGATTTGGTCTAACCCATATTCTAGGTTATCCTGAACTGCAGCTACTGCAACACCCAGAGCAGCTTCGGCTTCCTTAGCACGATTAACCTCTTCGGTTAAAGCAGTACGAAGGTCGGTTAATTTATTAGTGATAGTAGTTGCAAAGTTGGGGTCATTGCCCAATGCTTCTGCCAACTCTTTAAGAGTATCAAGGGCATCATCAGCACCATCAACCAAATCACTAATCATCTGTTTAACTTCTTCCTCGGTTTGATATTTCAAATCATTCTCAAGCTGAGAAACTTTAGTGATATAATTTGCATGTTCTTCGATGCCATCAAGTTTAGCCTTCAACTCATCGGTAAAATCATTTTTCGATAAGTCGTATCCTTCTTTCTTATCTACCTTATTCTTGATAGAAAGTACGAAGGCCCAGAACTCATTTATAGTTCCTCCAAAGCCAGCTTTAACAAAGTCATCATAGTAACCCTGTAATAACCGCTGGTCTATTTCTTCGCAGGTATAATACTTACTTACATACATATTTTATAAAATTTAAGGATTAATTACTGCACGTTGACGACCCAGTAAGAATTCATAATCGATATCCCTGAATGGTTCTCCCTCTGAACCACAGAAGGCATTCATTGGTACATCCGGATTTCCGGGGTCTACATCTCCACCGTCCTCAATATCTCCCCGTATGCAAGCATAATCAGGAAGCCTATTTACACGGAACTTTATTACCTGGCCTATACCAGGATGAGGTATTATTTTATCCCAGATATCCCCGAAGTAATCTTGAAAGCAGGTGACAAATTTGTTTCCGGTCATTGATTGAAATGCCGTTACATCATTGCCATTACCTTTCATTTCAATATGAACTCCAGAGGTACCATTGAGGATAACCAGATTACTATCAAACCAAATTCCACTGTTTGTAGTAATTGGTGTCCACCTCAGTACTAACATCTTTGCCATATACTTTATTTTTATTCTACAAATTCAACTTTGGTATCTCGGTCTCTCTTTAGGATAATCATGAAAACTAAAGCCTCATCCTTTGCCTGAGCAGTCTGAGTATCTCCAGAAGGCTTATACGTTATACCATTAATTACAAACCTATCTTGTTCCCAATTAAAATCCCAATAACCTTCCGGTGTAAGATAACCGATTTGTTCTATATAAGATTTAGAAATTAGTATTGATAAGTTTTCATCATCCAATTCTCCTGAAATAGTTGCCTTATTGATAGGCCAGTTTCTGAAAGCATTGTAGTAACATAATGCCTCGATTTGGATGTTATAATATTTAGGTATACTGTCTTCGGCATGACTGAGAAGCTGATTAACATGTTTGGCCCAGGTTATGGATTGCCTACCAGCATCCCAATCTAAGAAGTCAGTGATAATTTTCTTGTATCTATCCCAAGAGCGGTTCTTTACCATTCTCCAGGGTTCTTTTGTCATAACTTAGTTAAGATTGATTTCTTACCACCTTTTACTGGAGCACTTGGGTTGGGTCCATCTAATACTCCAGGTTGCCTTCTGTTAACTACTTTTGGGACTACGGTTCTAAATACTTCATCACAGAATGGTAAGTAGATTTCCAATCGTGAAGCTAACATACAAAGGTTCTTTCTTAATTCATCTATTAATCCACCTGGTTGCATTGCTTGAGAAAGTGTTTTCCATAGGGAACTTGTAGCATCTGCCAAGGTATCATAATATTGCACTTCAGTAGGCCCAGTAGTGATTTGTTTTATCCTATCACCTCGGGCAAGTTCGGGTTTAGAAGTACCATCACCAGTTTGTTCTTTGGTAGAAGTTAATTGACTTAGGTATTCTGAAGTACTTGTTAATAGATTAAGTATCTTCACATTGAGAAAGTCCCATGCTGCCAATTCCATTATTAATTGGTTTTCTAGTGCTTCATACCATAATTCATCAGTATACTTATCTGCAGGAATTTGGTGATTTACTAGAGGACCAATATAATATTGCCATTTGGTGATGTAGATAGATTTATCTTCCCTGGTCATTCCCTCTGATATCTCTGAAGGAATATAGTGGTCGATTAAGTTATATATTGTATCGGCTAATGCCGTATGACCATAATCACAAACTACCAGAGTCTTATCTACGGTGATATCTAAACCATTAGAGTTGGTTACATGTAGGGTTACTGTATAGAAACCGGGAGTTTCATAAGAATAGGAAACATGTCTTCCACCATTGAAAACCTCTCCCTTATCATCGCCAAAGTCCCAGTCAAAAATGGATTTGGCCGGGACTTTGGATATGACTCTGAATGAAACTTCCAGACCTGACGTAACGTACAAAAAGTCCAGATTGTTATTCATATTAGTCTGTCTTATGTAATTTTCATATATTACCCTTTAGAAGAGGATTCGAATTCTTCCAGCAAAGCCTGAATAAGTGTTTCTACTGTATCATCTTTCTCGGCAACGATTTCATGAAGACCTGCTACCAGTTTCAGTTCTTCCAGGGAATAGCCCTTTGCAAGTTTTTCAAGAGTCATGCCTTTCTTGAACTGAGCATTCAGTCTCTTATCCAACTTTTCGATGTCGGCCTCTGAATACTTTTCGATTTCTGATTTATCAGCAATGATAATCAGATGGCCAGAGGCAATTGCCTTCTGAATCTTTGGTGCACGGAATTGACGACGAGAGAGTTCCTTGTCTTCTCCTCTACAAACGGTAATACCAGTTGATTGGTCATGAAAACTGTAAGCTCTTGGTCCCACAGTTACTGTATATTTATCTTTAGCCATATTTCCTAAGATTTAAAAATGATTAATGATTAAAGAGAGGATAGGTCTTTTTAGTTACCTACCCTCTCAGGGAATTTATATAGATGAAACCGGACGTCCCTTATTATTCTAGGTTAACCATCAAATATGGGTCTACGTTCATGAACTCGGGGAAGCCGAATTCTGAGAACTTCTTGTCGGCAGCCAGCAACAGAGTTGCATCCTGGTACATCTTAGAGAAGCCAGTAGTCAAGCTTGCATAGATTGCCTGAGTCTGGTTAGAAACGATTCTTTCAGATTCAAGCATCAACTGACGAGCAGTAAGCTTAATCAAGGCAGCAGATGTATCAATCAACAGCAACTGTTGGTCGGGTGTACCCGGGTGAATGTAGAAGTCAGCATTCTTGGGAACAGGAGACTTAACATTCAGGGTAGCTTCTGTAGTACCAGAGTGACGATCCTTGAATTCCGGCAAGTTCAGCATTTCGATTGCCTGGTCTTCACCACCAATCATAGTTTGGAAGTTACGTCCCATACGAGCAGCACGTACCCAAATATGCAGAAGGTCTTTGTAAGTGATACCATTAGTTGTTCCGTATACACCGATTACCGGGGCAGACTCAGAGCCATCAGGGTTGTTACCATTGATAGCAACGTCCATAGCCAGAGTATCCAGAGCATAACCCAACTGAACACCAAAATCACGAAGGTAGATTCCCAAGACATCGAGTGAAACATAGTTACGAACTTCATCAGTAAGTTTGAAACCTTTTCCGATTTTGAAGAGGCTAACTGATTTCTGTCCGAAGCTAACATCACCCAATGGGATAGTTTCTGCCTCATTAACCTTTGCAGGGGCAGCATCCGACATGTTAACCATCGGCATGATTGCTTGTAAACCATTGATTGGTTGGTCAGATGCAATGATATTTGGATAGAACGGAGCCTGGCGCATACCCAATGTGATAGCAGCACGGATGATTTCCGGAACAATCCAACGAATATTCTGTTGGGGCATTGTAAAGATGTTCTGCATCGTGTCCACTTTTGGATTGATGCCCATCTTTTCAAAAAGTTCATCTTCTGAAATACCCCATTTACCGGTAACCAATTC